CCACTCGTTTGTAAACGAGCGTACGCTAAGTTTGGGTACGCCTTCATCACGGACTGCGAAACGCCCGCGGGTAGGCTCGAGCCAGGTAACAAATCCGGCCCAGAGGTCCTCAGAAAGTCGAGGACGCCCGTACCACGATGTGCAGTCGGTACCAAGGTCAAGCAAATACAAGAGAGAGTTTTTAACTCCCTCAGCGCTCGACCACTTCACGTATTTTTGCGAAGATTGGACCGACGTGTACGTGTAGCCCTCCCACCCGAACCGTCGTGAGACGATTGGGTAGACATTGCCGGAGCTCGCTTCGTCGAAAGACGCGACGAGCCCGGACGAGTCACCTTTACCATCAGGGATGTATATCCTTCTGGCGGCGGTGGGCAAACACGAAACACAATAACGATAGCTATCAAGCAGCCGCCCGTCACGAGAAAACCCGTGGCCACGGCGGAGAGCGAGACGGCAAATACCGTTAGCAAGAGCATAGATACTTCGTGCATCTTGCAAACCCTCCTTTATAAAGTAGGGTCGCACATCTATACCAAGATAGTAGTCCTTCCCGCAGCTCTCACGGAAGTTTCCCTCGAAAAAGCTTTTAGAGGGATTCAACTTAAAGCCCAAGTACTTTAGGGCCTCTCGCAAAAGCGTCGCTGTTCGCGGACCACATATAATGTCGTCGCCGAACACCGCCTCAGGCTTGCGCTCTGAAACAGCGTCCGCGCACCCTCTGACAAGACTCCAGAATATAAGAGTCTGAAGAGGGAACGTAAACCCGTTGCCCATACTGCTGAATTTCTCAACAATATGAGTGCTCCCATCGGGCAGCTCAATACACTTGGACCTAAGGAGATCCAAAGCATAGAACCACCTAGGTGGTAGTAGCAGCTTCACAACCTCTGTAGAGATCGTGTCACTTGCCGAACTAAGGTCGATAGTAACAACATCAGCCTGAATACTTCCGCGTCTAGCGAGAGCTTGATTCTTCTCTTGCTGGTTACGGAGGTCCAAACCGGCGCGCTGCAATCTCCTAGCCATATGACGCCCAACCCCCAACTGGAGGTAGACGTTAAAGCTTGGTTCGACAGCAATGCATCGGTCTGTTTTTGCGGACTTTGGCACGAAACTTAACTTGTTGCCCTTCACAGTTACGACGCCTGACAAAGGCGCCGAAGACTGAAGGCCCGGTATCTCGCAAATGAGCGCAGACGCCAGGCCAGCGAGCTCAGCCGTAGCTGAGTGAAGACCAGTTAACTTGTTATAGACGGAGACCTGTTCACCACCATGAGTCATGGTAGCACCCGGACCGAATTTGGCAAGTCGAACCATCTCCTCAACTGAGAATTCGCCAAGCACCCGACTTATAAAATGGGTGGCGCCGTGGATAACGGCGTCTAGCGTGCCTAGGCTCTTGCCTAGACACAAATCCTTGCGAACACGTGCGTTTGTAAGCGCGCACATCGACTCGCAGTCCCAAAAGGACTTGAGAGCCGTCTCAGTCGGTTTTAAGGACGTACCCTTAAAAGGATACTTCCTGAGGAGTGACACAGCCTGATAATCATCCGCGAATTTCTCCGCGTCTTCATACAGGAGAGGGTCCACTTCTTTGAGCAGAACCTCCTCGTACATCCCATGTCTCCACATTATTTCTAATGAGAGACTAACGGGCGAGTCTATGCCGGCCCAAAACTTACGGGCAACCGCTGCAACTGTAGCGTCGGAATCTTTGACGCACCACGTTTTAACTTCGCGGTTCAGTTGTGTAGCCGTGGGATATAATCCACGACTTTGTACAGAGACTACTTCCATACAACCTCCTAGTATTTTGATTCAAGGAGCGAACGACAGCCAGGACGACTGTTACACTAGTCGACCTGGTCGAGATTCCAAATCTGGTCGCGATGACCATTCTGGAGCACAACATAACGGTCGAAGACTTCCAACCGTTTGCGGTCGTTCAGTACCCAGGAAGCAGGCACGTACGCGGTATAGCCGACGGTACCGTACTCGATGATGCCAGTTGTCGCGTTAAGTTTCGGCACGACAACATTTCGAGTGATTTTGATGCGACCGGTGGCCAGATCCTTGGGAATCTTCACCCCCAAGCGAAGCTGCACTTGCATATTCATTGCAGCAGTGTCCGCGAGATCCAGAAACAAGGAACGTCCATCGGCTTCGCGGCCGACAAACGTCATAACCTTGTTCGTGGATTCGTCTATCTCTTTCGAGGTAATAGTAGTCATTATTGACCCTTACAGTTCTATTGGTTAAAGGACCCAATCGAACAAAAGCGTAGTCAGCGCCTTTGCTTAATTAAAGCCAATGAAGTAACCAAGTGGGAGATCCCAAGTGGGTTCTTCAAAACAGGCATGGGCATGGGAACATCGACATCACGGTACCTTCGATACTCGCGTGAAACATAGACAGGCCGGTATTCACCGTTAACCAGTCTATAGCGATTTTCGATAATGAAGCTGTAAGTACCAGCCCCTTTGACAACTGTGTACACGTCGTAGTCGGTCTCTCTAGAAAGCAAAACAGAGTGGCCGATGTCCAACAAGTTACAATGCAAGAAAGCAGTCATACTTTCAAGCCAGTTGCCGATACCGCAAAACCAATCTACCACAAAGGAGAACGGGACAAGCTCCCAGAACACCAGATGTGGGTCCTCGAAGCCAAGTTTCGCTGCTTCAGACTCAGATCCGTCTTTTCCGACGGTAACCCAAGCCTTAACAACTGACTTGACAACGGTTGTGCGGCGCGCGCGAATCTCCCATGTCCCACCGTCCTCTAACAAGATATCATCAGAGAAACGGA